CCCCCCCCTATGACCCCACATTGTTGTCTGTAGCCTCTCCTATTATTTTATCAGATCCTTACCTGCATGACTTGTCTTCTAGGATTCCTCCCTATTTAACAGTTAGTACTTTAGCCCAACTCGTAAAAAGTCCTACCTATTTAAAAGCGAAAATGATACCCAAAAAACTAATGCAAGATTTCATAATTAATAAAATAACTAATACTAAGACAAAAATTGTAACTCGAGACGCTAAAATCAAAACGGACGAAAAGAACACCAACAAAACTTCATTTGGCACTCTCCCCACTACTAATCGCTGTGTTATTCCCTTCAACCAGCAAACGTATTCTGATCAAGCACCTTATGTTACTCATCTTTCTCTCTGTATCAAAACAGCTCAACAATCGATCATATCTCAAGGCGTCCTTCCTCCTTATATACTCACTACTGGTATGGCTCCAGTTGACATTGGCCACAAACTCTACTGGGTTGTCCACGCTCTAGAGGTTTTTGCCCGTTTCAGAGCTCTCACTTTCAATGCTGGAGATGACATGGCAGCTTGTTTCTGTTATCAGAACAAATTCCATGGCACCTCCATCGACAAGACAAAGTTTGATTCCTCTGTCACGGTTCCTAAACTTAAACTCGAGTTGGACATCTCTGCTCGTCTTTGTCCTATGACCCCTGAAGTCAGATCAGCTTATGAGACCGATATGAGGATGACCAAATATAAGTTTACTTATCATAAAGTCATTATGCTCCCGTGTCGTGCCAGTGGAAATCCGAACACCTCCATTGGCAATAGCCTTCTCTGTGCTACCACCATGCAATATTCGATTCAAGAAACCTTCAAAACTTATGGTGAAATTTTGCCATATGAACAATTCATACAAAAAGTTTGTGACCATCAGTTACTCCATTTTGGCTTCGAAAACAAAATAAAAAATAATTTCACTCTTGATTCAATAGCCAAAATGGACTATTTATCATGTCGAGTTATTCCTGTTAAGCGTAATTTAGTAGATAGTTATAGTTTAGTTCCCACTTTGAAGTGTATATCTAAATTGTTCTATACTAATTCCCTTGTTTTTTCTCAGAAGACCCATTATCCTTTCTTGAAAGCACTCCTTTTAGGTGCCAAGTACGTTTACACCGGTGATTCCAACATGATACGTCTATTCACTCACATTCTAAAACTCACCCAAGAACAAATTGATAAGAATAAAAAGAACCCTGTCCTTCCCACTATCCTTGATGACGCTTTTCCCTGGTTCATCCGACAGTTCGTTGACCCTTCTTTGTATTCTTCCATCACTGCAGACGATCCCCATCTTGAGCTCTTCAATGCCCAACGTTACCAGTCTCATAATACCATCTCTGATGCAGTTGATGAATATATTGCTATGAACACCATTATCGCTCCTCTTTACCTTCGTGATGAAGCAATTGACATTGACCTTTAGTACTAGACATTCATCGAACCTTCCACAACTCACTGTGCTATCCCTGCCGAGTGTGTGCTGAAGGCCAACGAAGGAGTAAACTCTCTAAGTGTGGCTCGCACCACCGTTAACTTTCTTTAGCGGTGC